CGACCTCATCCAGGAAGGCAACATCGGCTTGATGAAAGCCGTCGAGCGTTTCGACCATAACCGCGGATACCGGTTTTCGACGTACGCGTCCTGGTGGATCCGTCACGCGATTAGCCGCGCGTTGGCGGACAAGGGGCGAGCCGTGCGAATTCCAGTACACATGCTCGACACCTATAACCGCGTGGCGCGCGCGACGCAGACGATCATCGCGCGGACTGGTCACGAGCCGTCTCTCGACGACCTGGAGAAGGAAACCGGGGTGCCACTCGAGAAGCTAGAAAATGTTCGCGAGCTCTATGCCGAAACACCGTTTTCGCTCGACCGTCCCGTGGGAGACGAAGACGGTCGGCGCTTCATCGACTTCCTTGTCGAGGACGACGCCGCGTCTCCGTACGATAACCTTGCCGCATCGAGGTGGTCGGCGGAAGTCCGTCGATTGCTCCTCACTCTCACTCCGATAGAGTCACGAGTCCTCCGCTGGCGCTTCGGTCTCGACAACGAGGAGGAACTCACGCTGAAGGAGATCGGTGACAAGTACAGCCTGTCTCGTGAACGCATCCGCCAGCTTCAGGAGCAGGCCATCGGCAAGATTCGTCGGAAGATTCGTGACTTCTGAAATCAGGACTTGCCGGCGCGTGAGGGGAGCTTCGGCCGCGGCGGAGTATCCTCAGCGAACTCGCGGCACAGCCTGTCGATCTCGGCTGCATCGCGGAGTTTGATCTCGCGGATTACAGCTGTCGTCTCCTGCCAGTCCTGATCCGTCGGAGGAACGGCGGGGCGCCCGCTCTTCAGCGCGAGCGCGTATCGGGCCAGCCCAATAGACCTCGCGCTCCGCTTGACCTCCTGCACGAGATCCTCCTGCAGGGCATCGTACGCTTTGTCGCGGACCTCTAAATCCGCCTCGAGTTTCAAGATCCGGTCGGAATGCTCTTTCTCCCGCCGCAGCGTCTGCCAGCACAAGCCAGCGAGGAGCGCGGAGATCACCCATCCCGTGAGGCCGGGAACATCTGGCAGCCCGCTCGGTAGCGGCAGCGGGTTCATGCGGAGCCGTTGCCGTTCGTCGGCAAGATCAGAGAGTGCCGCTCGGGCTGATCGAGTACGTGCGACACCGCCTGCAGCGACCGTTCGATCCGGTGCACTCGGCTACCCAGATCGTCGAACTCCGGGATCGTCGCGTTCAATCGATCGGTGAGCGTGTGCTGTGCGTGCATCACGTGTGTGAGCTGCCGACGTACGTACCGGATTTCTGCGACGATCGTCTCGATCGTCGACGGCGCGCCGTCGTCGGGCGGCGGCGGCAGCGAGCTCGGCTGAAGTCGCGCGGTCAGGGTATCCCGGTCGTCGTGCTCGTGGGGCATCAGCGTTGCTCGGAGCATGCCGCGCGGCTGTGAGACTGCCCCCGCCGGGGTAGCCCTGCCAGGAGTCGTCCGCGGTGCGGGGTCCGAGGGATGGTCGGAGCGGGGCGGGAGGCGGATGCGAACTTTTTTCGGAAATCGACCTGGTCCCCCTTGCGCTGCCCGGGCAGCGGGTATAGGTATAGGGCATGAACTACGCGCAAACGGCACTCGCTCTGAACAGCAACGGCTCCGAACTGCTCGCTCTCCTGGCCCCGATGGGGGATGCGGCGGAAGGGTATAATATCAAGGTCGTGGGACAGGATTGGGAGAACGAGACGACGATCGTTCGTTTCGAAGACGGCTCGGCCTTGGCGTTCTCCGGATCGGATGTGCGGGTGGTCGGGCCGCGAAAGGCGGCGGTCACTCTCACCGCGTACAACATGGGCGGCGACGCCACCGAGTCTGATTTCGACTCGTTCGCCGCTTACGTTGCTGAGCACATCGACGAGCGCACCGGGCTCGACGTCACGGTCGACCAATTCCGGTTCGAGGGATCGGGCGTGGCGAAGGATCGTATCGAAGCGGCCTCGGACGACGACCGCGAGACGATCCAAGGGGCGCTGCGAGGTCTATGGGACGACTGGTGCTCCAGCGGCGCGGAGATCGCCTGATCAACACTGTCACCGTACATGCGGGGCCCCGCCCCTCCGGTCCAGGCCGGAGGGGCTTTCTGGCTGAAAGGACCGAATGGCCCACAAGAAAACCGCCGCCCACTCCCGCTCCGGAACCGTACAGACCAAGGCCGAACGACGCGCGCGCGGCAAGCGACGGATCGAGATCGAAATGGATGAGGACTTACTACAAGCGCTCGACGCCCTCTGCGCCATCTCCGGGCGCAACCGGTCCGAGGCGATCCGGGATCTGCTCCTTGCCGCCGCGGGGAGGCCGGGGAAGAAATCTGAGTGATGCTGTCGGTCGTGTCTTGCGCTGCCCGGGCAGCTCCGACTCGCCCCAGAGCCCACGGGCCTGGGGCTCGCGGCGTTAGGAGGACACGAAAAGATGGCTACGTACATCCACAGTTTTCAGGACCTACGCACGTGGGTTCTCAACGCGAACCCCGGTAACATCGTCGCCGAGCGCGAGACAGGCGCGAACAGCGGCCCGGCGGATACGGTAGGCGATGTGGCCCGGGCGCTACGTGACGCGCCGACCGCGAACGGTTACGTTCTGCGCTTTGTCGTCGTAGCCGTCCAGCTCGCGGTGAGCGTCGTCCGCACCGCCGCGGACCATTGCACCGCTCGCGGTACAGTGTGAGCTACGACGCTCGTCGTAGTCCGTGCGGGGCGCATCGTGAACGTCACGTCAGCCGGAACGACTCCCGTGCTGAGAGCGCTCCGCGAACTGCCGAGGGACGATGCGCGACCGCTCGCAGACAGCCCCGCTCGTGCGTACGCGGACGCGAGCGCTGCAGCTCTGCCCGTGACACCCGCCGCCGACACGGACGCGGAGGCGCGCGCTGCAGAGCAGGACTGCGCCCGTCCGGTGGCGGAGACGGTCGGCGCGGCGCGCACGGCGCCGAAGCTGGCCGCTCTCCCGCGTGCTGAGGCGCCGGCCGATGCTCGCGCCCCGTCGGCTCCACCGGCTCGAGCTGCAGCGGCAACAGAGCCCGACGCTTTGGGGCTGGCAGCGCCCGACATCCGGGGGCTCACGGAGATGCTGGCGAGCGCCCGAGCCGACGCAATGCCTCCGCCCCTCCCCGTCGTGCTCCCTGCGCCCGCTACTGCTCCTGCTGCCCTCCCTGCGGCTGCGCCCGAACCGCGCCCCGCGGCGCTCACCCCGGCTCCGGACCGTGCCGCGGCCGCCCCGGAGGCGCGAGCCGTCGCAGCGACGCCACCGCGCGCGTACGCTGACGCCGCTCCAGCGGCTCTTCCGGGCGCCCCGGACCCAGCGACCGCACCGGAGGCCCGGGACGCTCCGGCGCCCGATCCCCGGGCGACAGCGGACACGGAAGCAGCGCACCGAGCTGCTCCCCCTGAGCTCGCTCTGCCGGAGCACGAGACGGCCGCGCCCCCGCGCCCGGAGGCCCCTGCTGCTGCTCTCCCGGGCGCTCCCACGCTGCCCCCCCCACGGGCCGACGCGACGGATGCCGCGCGAGCTACAGCCGTCAGCCCCGCGCTGGTCCTCGGTGTGCCCGCCGACCCCTCGCGCCCTGCGGCTGTGACGGACGCCCCGGCGCGTGCCGAGGCCAATCCGCCCTGTCGGCCCTGCCCAGAGACAGTGGTCCCTGCAGAGACAGATCCCGCAGCGGCTCCCGCTCCGGCACCCGCTGCATTCCCGGAGAGGGACGGATCGTCAAAAAAACGGTTCGCGAGCCGCCATTGATCGCCTGGCCCGGCAAATGACCAAATCCTCTGGCCGCGCACGAGCTCAGGGAATTGAATCCGCTCTCCTCCAGCGTAGCCCCGGCGCCATTTCGGCGGCAGGATGCTCCCGCCGTACACGACGCTCGCGGAAGCGCGCGCGCTGCCCATGCCCGACCCGGCGCCGAAGGGGCCCGCCGGCGGCGCTGGGTCGAGCAGAACGACCCCGAGGGCAACGGTGGGGCCGGCGGCAGATTGAGTGAACGTCGCAGCAACCGGCGAAGCGGAAGCGAGCGTCTTTGCGACGATCACGGATTGCGCGGACCCGCCGCCGAATGACCACGCGTTGCCGACGAGGGACAGCCCGGATCCGGACGTGGGCACCGCTGCGCCGCTCGTGTCGAGTGCGAGCCCGATCAAGATCCCAGCAGCGGCGCTAGGCGTCATCAAACCGGACGTGATTGCGTCGGTCGCTGTCCCCGGAGCGGACTGATACTGTCCGGCGGAGGCTCCGACCACAGCAGATGTCGCTACTCCCGAAACCTCGACGAGAGCGAGACCTCGAAAATCCACGGACGAGCCGCCAAACCCGACTGTCGTCGTGACGTTTCCGCCGGCCGAGTTCGGCGCGACGAACGCGAAAATGCATTGGTGATTTGTGGGGTCGTTTGGGACCGTGGAGATGAGCTGAGATCCGTACGCCCCGCCCGCGTCATCCGAACACGTGAACGATGGGACTCCGCCGCCCGTCCCGCACGACCCGATCGCAACGAGAGCATTCCCTGGTGTGACCCCATTCCTTGTCACAAGTAGGGACGTAGCCGTGGCGGCTCCCGTCGAAGCTTCGCTGAATCCGACGACGGTTCCCACAGCGGGTCACTGCTTCCCGATCAGCAGGCCGCCCTGGATATTGCCGCTCGTCGTCGCGCTGCAGAGCACCATGATCGAGAGGCACGAGTCATCGAAGATCCGCTGTAGCCCCGTCCCGAATGCGTCGAGAGTGACACCGACGTTCGCTAGCCCAAGCCCGACGCTGCTCAATCTGCGGAGCAGCGTCACGCCGACATCTCCGGCAGTGCCGGAGGACACAGAGCACGTGAGTGACGTGACTTGCCGAATCCCGGGAGTCGACGCAGTACCCGGGACGAACGGCGCCATTTGTCCGACCGTCTCTGCGTTCGCGGGATGGGTGTACGTCCACGTTCTCCCCGTGTTTCCGGCGGCGTCAACACCGGTCAGCGTCCACGTAGCGCCGGTAGCGCCGGGGGCCGTGTAGATCTCGACCCATGGCTCGACGTCCGCTCCGCTGTTCGGGTCGCGTCCGCTCGGCAGGGCTCCAGGAGTCGTCACCGCCTGCGCGGTGAGCGTCGTCGTATTGAAGCCGCTGCACGCCCAGAGCCGATCATAGATCTCGACGCTCCCCACGACGCTCGACTTAAGCCCGATTACTCCGGCGAGGTACGCGAGCGACGGACTGGCCGGGTTCGTGTACGGGACCGCTCCCGCCGTCGCGGCGGTCGGGACGTATCCCGACCCGGCGGAGAATGCGGGCGGAGAGGCGCCGGCAATGGGCCATCCCGCGACCTTCCACATGCTGTGAAACGTAGCCGCGCCTTCCGTAGTTTGGCTCGGCTTGTAGATCCGCATGAACTGCCCATTGTTTAGGGCAGCGACGAGATCGCTTTCGCTGTAGACCGGCACAGCTCACGCCTCCGCGAAGGTCGTGCTCGTGTTCAGTGACGGCGTGATCCCGGAGCCGACCGTGAGCGGAGTGACTTTCTGGTACCTGCCTGCTCCGACGGCGGTGATGTCCAGCGTTGCGCCGCCGGAAGTCGCCGAGATCGTAATGGTGTCTGCATCCGGCGTCGTTTTGACGAAATAGACGATGCCCTCCGTGATCCCAGTTGGCAGGGCTTGATCGGTGGTTGCCCAGAAGACGATTTCGTCGAGCGCAGTGAGCCCGTGGCCCGGGAGCTTCATCGTATCCCCGGCGGTGTCCGTCGCCGTGAACGGCTTCATCGCCGTCCCGATCGCTCCGTACCGGCGGAACTTCGTCGCGCCGGTCGAAGCGTCGCCGATCGAGAAAAACCGAGCAGTCTGGGGAGACCCTGTGTTCTGCGGGAACCCGATCGCGGAAATCGGAACGACCGCCCCACCCGACACGGTGAACCCAGCACCAGAGCGAGCGATCGGCGTGCGGGCATAGCCCGTGTACGTGCACTCATTCGTCGACTGATTCGCCCCTGTCTGGTCCGGGAGCGCAGTGTGCAGCGCGACGTAGTAGTTGCCTGCGGCTGTCGAGCCGCGTAGACCCGTGGCGTCACCGAGTCCAGCGGCCGTCGTGTTCGTGAATTCGAGGGCGAGCTCTTCGTTCCGCCACACAGTGGTCTTCATGACCGCAGCGTGAGAGCCGGGCGCACGCATGACCCTCGCTCATATTGTCTGGAGCAGCGCTTCTCCGGACACTCTCTCGCCAGATGGGTGCACGGTGATCACTCGAATTAGGCGGATCTCACGCCGAGGGCAGTCGCTGCCGTCAGCAGAGAACGTGTGCGTTGCCTTCGCTGAGCTGGCAGTTTGCTCGGAAAGAGTGGCCGGCCATTGCACCTTCTCCCCGTCGATATTCTCGACCTCGAAGTGAGCGGACGTCGCCGTCGTGAAGTCGGGAGGGTCAACGTCGGTCGCATCACGGACCAGGACGGCCTGCAGGGTGTACGGCGCCGCGACGCCCTGGAGCACTCGTATTTCGGACCTGGCCATGTCGCAATTTACGCGGACGCGATACCGTCGACCCAGTCTGCGGGCCTCGAGTACACCGTCTCCATTAGGGACAGCGCCACGGCGCTGATGTGTTCTCGGTCCTGCCCCGTGATCCCATAGTCGTCCCCGGTGATCACTCGCTTGCAGATCGGCAGGATGCGCTTCGCGATCGATGCGAGACCCGCGGTGTACGCTCCGACGTCCGCGGTGTAGTAGCCCGCGGCGCCGAGCTCGAGTGAGAATCCCACCGCGTCACCGACAAACGCACGTTTCCAAGCGCGCCGGTACCGCTCGCGGCAGGAGAGGAACTCGAAATACCTGGCCGTCCCCTGCGCCGCGGTTTCGAACGCGACGAACTCTGTCCACGGGTGCGGCGGGAGGAGCACCACACGCTGCCTGGGGCCGCCCTTCCACGGCGACACGACGCAGGGACCGAGCTTCTGCGCCAGCGCGGCGGTGTTCGCGTCGAAAATCTCGTCACACTTGAAGCGTGTGAACAGGCCAGTCCAATCCTTGCTGCGTTTCTCGTTGTGAAAATTGAATTGGTGGGCATGCTGCCCGTTGCCTGACTCAAGGCAGAGCTGCGCTCCGGTTGCCGCGAGGCACTCCGCGCTATCGGTCTCCGCGCCCATGACGATCTGGTAACCGTCATGCGCAGCGAGGAGCAGTTCCTCGACAGAGAGCGGCGTGATCTTGTCCGGAACGAAAGTAGCGGTCAAGGCTGTGGCCTTTTCGTTTGGGGGAGCGTCGGGGGCTCGTCGTCGAATTGCGGCAACGGAAGCGTCGCCGGGATCGTCGGGGTCGGGGTGTAGGAGCGCGGCGGAGGCACTACCGGAGTGCGCTCGGGATCCGTCTCTTTCACTTCGCGCAGGAGAACATTCAGATCCGTGATCACGTCACCGAGCTGCAGCGCTGCGCGATGCACGGAGAGCCCCAGCGTCGCACATGCCGCGACCGCATCACTGACGGCGGCGGTTGCAAGATTGATCAAGGTCTCGAGCTCTCTTCGCGATTGCGCGCTGTCGCGGATCATCGGTCACCCACCCCACCGAAAGCATGAAGGCCCCTGGGATCCACAGCGGTGAGGAGGCGGCCAGGAGCAAAACCCCACTCCAGGTCACCGCTGTGGACCCCAACAGGGCGAGTCGTTTACGGAGCGCCAGCATCGGAGGAAAGCGCCCTCGCTGCGTCCTGAATTGCCTGAGCGGCGAGCGCCCCTTCTGCGAGTCGAAGCGTGACCTCGACCTGCTCCGGGATCGGGTCGCCCGCCGCGCGAGACGCTGTCACGATGCGCGTCGCCAGCTCGAATGCCAGCGCATAGTCGCGCTCATCGATTGCCTGCTTCGCCATAGCTACGGTCGAAGGCTGAATGCCGCGGTCATCGCACCAGCCCACCACGTGAGCGAGTCCTCGACCGATCGCATCCGCCTGCGAGAGCATCGGCACCCCAGTCTTGAGCGCTGCGCACCCGGATAGGGATGCGAGTGCGGCGAGCAGAATGAGGCTCTTCGTTGCTACAGCGGAGGCGTCGATCTTCGCCGCATTCTTCGGCTCGAGCCGGTGAGCAACGTCGGTGAAAACGCTACCCACACCGGAAAGCACCGCGATGATCACGCCCGGCGATACACCAAAGCGATCCATTACCGCTCCGCATAGGGAGGCGACGAGCAGCTGCATCAGCATGGGCCACGATTTGAGCATGCGGATCGGAGTAGCAGCCGCACGTGGAATTGACCGTCAGACGAACTTCGGTGGCTCGAGCAGCTCACCGTCGATCGATATCCGCAGCGAACCGAACCACCGGTTGTGAGCCACCTCTCGCAGCACCACGAGATGATCTCCGCCTTCGATTGGAGTGAAACTCACCGAGTCGGGCGCGGTGCCCGTGAACTCGCGGCGCTGGTAGCTCGCGGAGCTCGACCCCTGCACCTCTAACACCAGCGGGAGCATGACTCCCTCGGGCTTACAGCGCGTGTAGCTCACGGTCACGAGCACGGGAGCGAACGCGCGCGGTGGAGGAGACTGATCGTCGGTCGACAGATCGATCCGCCGCTCGCGGATGTAGTCCGGGGCGAGTTCGTCGAGGATCAAAATATATCGAACGGTACGAGTACCGCCCCCCCGTTTCTTCGGCCCATTCCGATCACGTAGTGCCCGGGTGACACGGGTCGCAGTATCTGCAGTGACGACCGGCCAGGGGCCTCTTCTGTCGGCAGCATCTCGACGGGCCCCTGCACGAGCCAGACCGAAAACAGCTCCCCACCGAGCGCCGTGTCCGGAGGTGACACGACTCCCGAGACCACTGCGCGCAGTTTGAGGATGTCACCGCTCCGCGCCGTGTGGCGCATATGCGTGGTCCCATGCCTGGGGTTCAGCCGACTCGGACGCACCGGTTCGTCACCGGGGGGGGCCCATGCTGGGTCCGTCCACTGCGCAACAGTCGTCCCTTCGAGCTGCACGTCGAAGTTCGGCATTTCATGGCCCCAGAGCGATCGACGCGTAATGCACCCCGCCCGTGTCTGCGAACAAGAGTTGCCCTCGACCGAGCGCTATCCGGCTGCCCGGAGCGTTGCTCGCAATCGTCCCGATTGTCCAGCTCACTCCGCCGTCCACGGAGTACCGCACTACAGCTTCCGACGATGCCATCGTGTCCACACAGACGATCATTCGACCGAACGCGACCGCTGACTTGATCGTGGATGGCCCGAAGGGTCCAGAGGACCACGTCAGCCCATCATCCGTAGACACTCGGCTGAACCCGGAACTGCTGTCCCAAATAATGAACTTGGCCAGCCCTGGAATGTACAGCGGGATCTCGTATAGTTTGGGCAGCAGGTTCGTGGCGTCTACCAGCGTCCACGCTATCCCGTCTACGGACCGATAGACTCTGCCCATCCCATCGGCGCGAATGATCGCTGTCGGTGAAGCGGCTAGCTTGTACCCGGGCCCATACGAGGACGGCAAAGTTCGCGCCGTCCAGGCTGTCCCTGTGGGGCTGGTGGCGATTAGGCCAGCATCGGTGCTGAGCACGAACAGATTCGCCGATGGCGCCCAAGCTACGTCCGATTTCTGCGTGTCTAGAGCCCATGGAGTGCTCGCTCGAGACCACGTGAACCCGAAGTCTGTTGATAGGATCACCGTCTGTACGTTGGTCGAACGGTCGGCGACGACCACGACGTTCCCCCCTGTATTTACAGCAGCGGAGAGCAGAGAGACGTAGATCTCTAGGGTGGAAAAAATCTCACCGAAAGAGTTCCGGATCGGGATCCACCGCTTCCCGTCCACGGAGTAAGACGCGACGGGCCCCGTTCCGCCTTCGTGCATCGTGATCCAGACCATGCCGGTCCAGAACACGAGATCGCCCCTAGATGTAAGAGTCGCAGTGTTCACCCAATTTCGCGGCAGGACGGCATCCGTGTACGAGAGGCCATCGGCGGCCTGCGAGCAGATGCGATCGATCTTGTCGAGCTCGCTCGCTGTAGGGATGTCATCGGTCACGAATCCCGCGGGACGCGCACGAGAGAATGGCCACTTTTCCGACATTACCCAAGAGCTCCCATCCCCAGAGGGGTTGAACCGAGATGCCAGGCACCGGTCCCGATCGTGAAATCGACCCAGCTCGGCAGCACGTCGCACAGGAAAGCCCTAACGCGTTCCCTGATGCGCATCTCCTCCGCCGTCAGCTGACCGGAATGGCCCACCGCGAATCGCACTCGCACGACAAAATTCGTGGAGTAGTTCGGGTAAGCAGCGTACTCGAGCCCTCCGAAGATTGCGCCTTCTGCCGTCGGGTCGTGCGGCGCAATCGTGCGGCCGAACTGCGTACACGCAGCCGTGTCGTGATTGACCGCAAGGAGAGATAGTCGCGCGTCGATCTTGGTGAGCTCAGCTGCGAGATTCGGTGTCGTCGCATCGATGCTCCGTGTCCAACGCTCAGCGGCTCGTTCGGCCCGCGTCGACGGCGCGTCCTCCGGCGACGGTACAAGCCCCGTGACGCGCTCGTAATAGGGCAGGAAATCAGTAGCGAGCGACGGGTCTAACTGCAAGATAGCACGGTCGTATGCGCTATTCGCCGCAGCAAGCCCGATCGCGCGGGACTCACGCCAGAGCCCCTCGATACCCGAGTCGGCGCGAGCGCTCCCGCCGATCCCGACGGCGCTGCGAATCAGCGCGTACGCCTTCGACGCGGGCGTCGGCTCTCCGCCGACCTGGAACGGGAGAGGGTTCAGCATCTCAGAATACCTCCAGCCAGAACGGCGCATCGACGAGCGTTCCAGCCGTGTCCCACAATCGAATTTGGACCCGTAGTGGGTTCGTTGCGTCCTTCCACGCGCGCGCCTCGATCCGGTCGGCGAATGCTGCCAGCGCCTTTTGATCGTGGACGCGGGCGGCGAGGAGCACGGTTGGGACTGCGATTTCGTTTTCGTCCACATAGCTGGACGCAAACGTGTACGTGTAACTTCCTGCTGCGGTGCGCGCGAGAACCGGGCGGGCTTGCGTCCCGTCCGGGTTCCAGGCTTCCGCCTGTATGCTCACATCGAAGACGGCACCCCCAGTATTCCAGCTCGCGATCACGGTAGCGCGAGGCACCACCAGGCTCATCCCGGAGGCAGCCCAGAACAGCGCGTTGAGCGTGACTTTTCCAACCTGCTGCTTCGGGTTGCGAATAGGCGCCGCATCCTCGAGCTTGGGCCCGAGCGATGCTCGCGTAATCCGAGTGGGGAATGCTGCCATATGTAACCTAGAGAGAGTACAGCCCGCAGGTTCCGAGAGTGATCATATTGGGCCCAGCGGTGAGTACCGCTGGGTAGTCCGGCGTCGTTCGGCTGAGGCTTGCCAGCGCAGCGTCCGAGCTACTGCCGCCGAGCGCCTCGATCACCCGCGTCGCTACAAGCGCTCCGGCGCGAAAGGGCTTCTCCTCGCTCGCGAGCGGGAAACGAACACAGCGCCCCCCGCGCACGTCACCAGTCGCGTCGATAACCTCTCCGGGGCCGAGTGCGTCGAAATATCCTTCGACTGCTCTTGCCACGGTGTCGCGTCGAGCCATGTCCGGACAAATAACGAAGCCAACAGAGAGAGCGGGGACTGGCCCGGAGCAGAGCACACGGAAAGTGTTTCCGCCGAGGTCTTGGACGGACGTTGCCATGATGCGGACGTATCGGCTCGTTGCCCGATCCCACAGCATCATAGCCGGTGCGTTCGCGCCGGAGAGCGTCGTCCCTGCGAGCTGCCCGGGAAGGGTCGCGTCGCCGGGACATGTGATCACGAAATCCGTGAGAGAGGTCACCGCCGACACGTACGGCGTGATCGCGTGGTAGGACGGGAACGGGCGCGCGTCCGTCCAGCCCGAGAGCGACCCGCGTGCCATCTCGAGTCGCAGCACGACATTAGCTGGCTGGCTCACCGGGGGGGTAACGAGGACGAAGGGCGGAGTCGGGTAGACCGCACTCGCCGGCGGCGTCATGTGCGCGATGGCGGCGGCGAGCGTTCCAGCGCTCGGGAAGCGACCGAGTGGCCCCACCGCGTTGCCCCGTTTTTGAGTGATCGCGATCAGCGTTGACCCGGCATGGAACGCGCAGGGATAGACGAATGCGTCCTCGACCGCGTTGCTGGATTTCCTGGTCCATCCGCGCGTCTGCGAGTCGTTGCCGGCGCCTTGCGCATGGCGGATCCGAGCGAGAAGCCTCGACGCGAACTCCGCATCCGTCTCCCTGTCCGTCCCGCCCGAGAAATCTGCGGAGACCGTGGCTTGCGGCTCCATCGAAGGATCTCGCAGCGTCCATGTGAGCGTCGTGCCCTCGGTGGGGTTCGTCGCGCTCCCGCTTCCGGTCGCCATCATCTGCACAGAGACGGTTCCGTCAGCGCCGACAGTGGCACCGGTCAGAACCTGGTACATGTTGCCCGCATCGTCGCGTGCCCGGTGTGCTGTCGGATCCCCAAGGGTCGTCGAGCCGACCACGCTCGTCCCCGACACACCACGGACGAGCACCGAGCCCGATCCTCCGGTGGCAGGGAGCAGGGACTCTCCCCACATGCGACCATGGAAATCCACGAGCCATTTCGTCGGAGCGCGGTCGATTCGTAGGCAGTCCGCGAGGTAGATCGCGCGGCGCTGCTCGCTCTGGCCGTAATCGTCGATCGCCTGCGCTTCGTTGTACCAGCGCGACTTCGGTTGCGTCGCTCGCTGGATCTCCGACTCGGTGAAGGGCAGCCCCGTTTCCGGGTTCAAGAGTTGCCGGAGGCCTTCGCGAAAATTCGCGAGCACCACGCGATCACGGAGCCACCCGCGGGCGACGACGGCGAACTCTCGATCGACGGGGGTCTGCAATGCCATCAGCGACTCACGATCTCGCTCAGGCGCACGCGAACATTGCGCTCGGCCTGTTGCACCTGATTGGAGTACGTCACTTGCAGCTCCGCCCAGTCGTCACCGGTGAGGATGTCCACGGACAGGATTTCGACCTGCCGGTCGTCGACGAGGTGCGCGAGAGCGAAGGCGACCTCCTGCTGCAGGAACGGCGCGAGCTGAGGGTCGATGCGCTCGTGCTCGTGGAACTTCTGACCGAAGCCCTGAACGGCGCTACCTGAATCGCGGACGGTGCGCAGCGCGGCGAACACCGCGGCGTCCGTCGGGTCGTATCCGCGCTCGACGGAAAGGAGCTCACCCGTCGCGAAGTCGATCGGATCCGCGAGCATCGCGGGCACGGTCACCGTGAATTGCGGCGCGATCAGGAAGTCCTGCGACGACACGACGCGGAGCTTGGCGACCGGCCGTGGGAGTGACCCTCAATCGAGAGGACAGAACAACCCGGGTAGCCCCGGGGGCGTCGGCAGCGTCGGCAGCGTCGGCAGCGTCGGGATGCCGGGGAGGCCCGGCAATGCCGTCAGCGCTGGGACGCCAGGGAGCGCCGGGAGAGCGGGTAGCCCCGGGGGCGTCGGCAGCGTCGGCAGCGTCGGGATGCCGGGGAGGCCCGGCAATGCCGGCAGCGCTGGGACGCCAGGGAGCGCCGGGAGAGCGGGTAGCCCCGGGGGCGTCGGCAGCGTCGGCAGCGTCGGCAATGGAAACGACAACGCGATCAGCGGCAGCGGCGGGAACGCGCAGCGAGACACTACGCGATCGTCCCCGTCGCAGTGCCCGCCGACGTAGTCGCCCCCGTTTGCGCCGCCGCCGTGCCTGCTGTGGATACAGGGATCCCTGGTGCCACCGTCGACGATACCTGCGCGTGGGCGGCGATGTGAGGGATCACCTTGGCGACCGCGCGTGCAATCGCGGCGAGTTGCTCTTTCGCGACGGCCTGCGCGGCAGGCGTCATGCCGACCGGAAACGACACGGGAGCGACGAGCGCGTCGAACACCTCTTTCGCGCAGCCTGCTCCGGTCACGGTGCCGGTGACGGGGTTCACGGTGACGGAGCCTTCGATCATCGCCATGGGGGACCTCACACCGGGGACACGAACACGCTGGGGCTCGGCGGGCTCGCTGGCCCCGCGAGGAGCGGCACCGCCGCCGTCGGGTTCGCGCCGAGGGCGACGTTGCCCTGGAGCACAACTTTCGACGCGCACACCGTAAACTCTCCGGGCTTCAGATTCAGCCACGTCGTCGAGTCCGCCCGCATCGTGATCCCGTTGTCCTTGTCGAGCACGACGGCGAACCCGTCGCCGTGCACCAGCATGACGCTCTCTCCGTCCGGATCGAACGCGAGCACGTGGGCCTTCGTCGCCGTCCCTCCGGCGTAGGCGTACGGCACATACAGGGTGGCCTTCGAGGCTTTGCCGTCTTCGGGCCCGCTCGAGGCCGCATCGTCGAAGGAGAGGAACGCGCCGCCGTACCCGACGAGGGCCACCGAGCCCGCCTTCGGCTCCGGATACCGCCGGTTCAGCCGCAGGTCACGCCACGCGACGGGAGTGAGTTTCCCCCCGAGACGTACGGCCATCGCTTCCGCCGCGAGCTGGTCGCCCGACGCATCCGGGGGGCGCGGGCGGAACACGATGCCGGGGGCCCCGTACGCCTCGGCGTCGGGAGCGCTCTCCCCTGACGCCGTCTCGTCGTCGCTGTCGAGATCGCCGACCGCGCCTTCGCCTCCGACGAGTACTGCGGAGTGCCGGCCGACCACCGTCGATCCGACGACGCGCATGAACGACACCAGAAACCCCGAGAGTAGCGACGGTCTCATGCGAGCCTCCAGATCCCCCGGCCCACGCCGGTAAGCGTCGTGCGGTGCGACTCACCCGCGGAGCCGCGCATAGTGCACTGCCAGACTAGGTACGGACCGTTTGCCGCGCCTGCAACATCGACGCGCACGTCAGCCACGGTGTCCACGCCGTACGGGATCTTCTGCGAGCCGGACCAGTACGAAAGCCCGTCGGTCTCGAGCGTCCACGAGTCCTTGTGCAGCGAGCGTCTCATCATCTCCCGGCGCGCCCGGCCCTCGGCCTGCGCCTTCGTTGTCACGCCCTCATCGATGACGATCGCAACGCGGTCAAGCGGGGAGTCTAGAAACGCCAGCGTACGGTCGAGCTCCACGCCTCGCGCCCGCGCCTTGCTCTGATCCTTCCCGCCGCCGATGCCGTACACGAAGAGCTTCGACGGAACGTCCTCGAAGTCTTCGGTCTTGCGCACGTCGAGCAGGTTGTTCGTGCGGCCCTGCGCGCCGCGCCTGCAGGTCATGACGTAGAGCGGATCCTGCGTGTCGTCGGGCGCGCCGATCACGATCCGGCCGTCCGCGGTGTCCCACATCATCAGACCGAAGCGCGAGAGGTGCCGATCGACGAAGGCATAGATCGACTCCGGCGGATGCGGGCGCGCCTCCTCCTCCTTGATATCGTGGATCTCGAGCGCGGGCTTCGTCGGGGTGGAAGAGCTCCGCCCGGTGATGATGTTGCGCGCAAGGTCGGCGCGAAAGATGAGGTCCTTTTCCTCGAGCCGCATGCCCGCAAAGGCCTTCAGTACCACGTCCTTCAGGGTCGCCTTCGTCACTCCGATCGCGGGGTTCACGGCCGTGAATAGCGCGTCCGCAAGGAGCGTACGCACGACAACCTGGACCGTCGCCCCGGCGCTCGCCGAAACGGCAAGGTTGCGGGTCAGAAGTCGCCCGGTGATGCGCGGCGCATCGTTAACCGTAACCTTGAATCGTCCTCCGATCGCAATCGCGTCTCGGATGGCGGACCACGTACCCGAGTCGCCGAGCTCGAAGCGCGCGGCGGAGGGCTGAGTGAGGTCCGTCGCGATCTCGTACTGCGTGGCCCGGTCCACGACGATCGAGAAGTCCCCGCCCTGGATGGACTCGATCTGCACGGTGTCGCGTTCGCGCTTCACCATGCTCACCCAACGAAGACGAGCACGGGGGTGTTTGCGGGGATGTACGCGGGATCCTCGATCTGGCTGTTCACCCCGATGAGGTCCCGGACCGATTGACCCCGCTCCGTCGCGATGTCGTAGATGCTGCGGTCGGTCGCGTACCGCACGGTCACGGTCTTCGGGAGGCGCTCGCGCGACTCCATCTCCGCGCGAGCCGCGAACTCGATGAGGTCGAGGAGCCCCTGTCGCGCGCGCGAGCCCTCGGGGTCGTTCAGCTGCCCCCGGCCCGTGGCGGCGCTCGTGGCGGAGTCGTTGAGGAATCGAGCGGCGCGCATGACGCGGCCCGCCTGGTGCGCGATCGCAGCGGCGTAGTCCCCCGGCGTGTTCATCAGCCCGACGAGGTCAGCGGCGAGCTGCGTAATGTCCTCTATTGAGCCGTCCCAGCCGCCGATGGAGTCCATGTCGAACTGCGTGGTTTCCGCCTTGCGCTGGACCTGCGATTTCACGGACACCGCCTCGAAGGCCTCGCGGTCCAGGTCGTCTTCATTGTCCGAGCAGAAAGAGGCCGTCAGGATCTCCCCGCCGCGGAAGTCGTCGCCGATCGCGCGCCGGTCCCACGTCGTGGGCTTCACGCGCATGTTGCGTTTCCACGGCAGGTGCAGCGTCGCCGTCTTCCCCGTCTTGAACTGCTTCAGCAGCGCCTCGAGGCGGTCGGGCCAGATCGCCGGCTGCCCATCGCCCTCGGTGTCGCCCTCGGCCACGTCGGGGTGGAACAGGAGCTCGAGCGTGAAATCGTCCGGCTCCGCGCCCGTCGAGTCGAGTTTCGCTCCGTCCTGCCACGGGCGCGCGTGCTTCACGATCCGGTTGCCGCCCTTCTCGGTGATCTGGCGGGCAATCACGCGGAGCTCGCTCTCCCCGTCGGCCATGTAGGTCGAAGGGCCTAGCCCTTCCCAGTCGTCGGGAGCTTCGTCCGCCATCGCGGAGTCTCTACCGCAGAGAGAGCAGGCTCAGCCGTCAGTCCGCACTGCTTCCCGAGCCGTTGCCGGGTTTGGGCGGGAGGCCGTTGGATGCTCCGCCGCCGCCGGCGCTGCCCGCCGCGCGGTCGAAGGAACGGGACAGCCTCTCTGCCGCCTGCGCCGCGCGCTCCATCGAGCTTGCCGCCTTGTCGGAGGCCTGGTCCGTTCGGTTGAGGCGTGTGAGATCTGCCTTCGCCCGTGCGATGGCGTTCTCCTGCGTGTCGAACTGCACATCTCCGGTCATGCTCGCCGCCCCACGGAACCATCGCTTCACCGCCCCTGTTGCACCCTGCTCGCCTTTCTCGGCATCCGCGATCGCCCGAGAAAGTCTCGCTCGCGCCGCTGCAATCTGGACCGGATCTCCGCTGGATTCGGCGGCGCCCGCTTGAGCTCTCGCTGCAGCCAGGCCGCCTTCGTTGCTGGCGTCCTCGGTGACCATCTTGTCGATCTGGTTCTTCCCGACTTCGTAGGCGAGGTAAGCGCCGAGGGCGGGACCGACCACGGAAGCGAAGACGTGCGCCGCCGCGCCCCATTTTCCGCTCGTCGCTGCCACGGCCGCAATCTCCGCGCCGATTGTGGCCGCCTGCTTCTTGCCGAAACCAGCGAGCAACTCTCCACCCATTGATGCGGCGCCACTGAAGGCGGGCCGTCCTCCTGCGAGCGCCATACCAGCGAGGGCAGGGTGCTCGGCGGCGAACTCGACGGCCTTGCCCAAGACGGAGGCGAGCTTCGGCAGGTGCGTGGCGAGCTTGTCGATCGCCTCCACGACTTCCTTCTTTTCGAACGAACGCTTGAATCGGTTCATCGCGTCGTCGAGCTGGCGCGCGGGGTCCTTGAGCCGCGCAGTCGCCTGCCGCTGCACGTCCGCTGCCGTGAGTGTTTGCTCGCTCGCAGCCTCGACTGCCGCGTCGAATGCGTCGAGGGCGGCGGCGCTGCGCTTCTTGTCCGTGCCTTTCGTATCCTCGAACGCCTTCGCGAAGGTCTCGCCAAAGCCGCTCATGATCTTGAGCTGCTCGCCCGAGAAGAGCTTGGCGAGCTCTTCGTGAGACCCCTTCGTCTTCACGATGATCTGCTCCATCGCGTCGTCGCGGATGTGGCCCTTCTTGTCGGTGAGCTTCAGGCCCGTGAGCTTCTGGATGTTCTTGATCTTGTCGGGGTCCGCCAGATCCGCCATGAGCGCCGAGACGCCGGTGACCGCGCCCTTCAGCGACTTGGTCGAGCCCTCCGCGAGGTTCATCATCCCGACCACGCGTTTTAGCCCCTCAGGCCCCTGAATCCCGATGGCCTTCGCCGCGGAACCGACCATGCCCAGTGTCGCGGAGAAGTCCTCCATCGATAGGCCGCCCTTGTTGCTCATCGCAATGACGGCCGCCATCGACTCGGGCAGCTGAGACGCCGTGATGCCGAACTTCTCGTTTAACGCGCCGACCACGCTCGTGAGCTGCTCGACGGAGCCGGCTCCGGCCGTGGCTCCCTTCGCTACCTCATCGATCGCAGCCCGCGCGAAGTCTGCGTCCCCAATGTCGTCCCACAGCTTACGGTAGGACGCGGCGATCTTGTCGTTGGACTGCTTCCAGCGAGATCCAACCGACTCGACGTCGCCTTGAATTGCTCGCCAGTCTTGCGCTTTTCCGGTCCCTGCCTGGATCGCAAACGCGAGGTCCTTGTACGTGCTGATTAGCTCGGTCGCGCCGTGGATGCCGGCGCCGACGGAGAGCGCACCACCGAGAGTCGCGGCCTGCGCAAGGTGCGTTCTGAGCGCTCCTCCGAGCTCCGACAGCGACTCCTTCGCGGCACCGATACCGGACTTGAAGCTCTTGGTAAAGAGCGAGGCTTTGCGGTGACTCCGCTCCGCGGCGTCTCCGACGTGGTCGACGGCCGACCCGACGCCTTTTGCTTCGCGCTCGACGTCCTTCAGTCCCGTCTTCGCCGCGGTCGTGAACGCCTTCGTTTCCTTGCCCGCCTCTTCGGCGCCGTCGCCGATGTCCTCGAGCGATTGCTCGACGGCCTCCGCCTCCTTCTGCAGAGTCTGCAGTGCGGTCAAGAAACCCGACGCAGCGAGGTTTAGGCGGACTGCGGCTTCTCTATCCGCCATCGCAAACGCTCCTCAGTTTCTCGAGCAGGTCGCGCCACTCGTTGGGCGCTCCATCGATGATCTTCTTCAGTCCTGGGACGTCGAGTGCTCCGGCGTCGAGATCCCGAACAATCGCGCAAAAGACTTGCCCGTCGGTGAGAGCAAGGCTTCCCTCGCCATACGCAGCACGAAGCTGGGCTGCGCGCGCCCAGCGATATCGGTCAAAGGGAGCATGTTGCCGGCCCTCCCGAGCTCGGCCACTTTCCTCCAAAACCGGTCCTCGGTGATATCCGCTTCTCGCGGGTCGAGCATCGCCTTGTAGGCGTTGATCCGCTCCTGCACGTCGTGAATGGATGACTCGTCCAGCTCGGCGAGTTCCTCCACGTCGTACTTCTGAGCGTGCGGTTCCTCGTGCGTGCGGATCGCGCGAGCGAGCAGGCAGAGCTGCTCGACTTCGGCGAACAGGTCCTTGTCTCGCTCGGCGTCGAGCTTCTTCTTTGCAAAGAGAGCGCGAGCCGCGACGCGCGCCTCGATCTGATCGCTCGGCTGGGGGACGCAGACGCGGATCTTTCTCTCCTCGACGATGCCCGCGGGGTTCCGCATCCGCAGCACGTCGGCAAACATCAGTCGGCCGTTCTCGTGGCGAGAGACCTCGAGCTCCCCCCAGGTGCGCCCACCGAACTCTGGCAGCGGCTTATCGCTCATGGTCACACCGGAGCGACGTCGAACTTGCCGATCACCGAGATCGTGAACTCGATGTAGTTGTCGACGTTGCTCGTGATCTGCGGCTTGGTGAGCCGGCCCGTGAAGACCCACGTGACGCCCGGCGCCTTGATGCGGAGCTGCACCACCTTGCGCTTGCGGTACATCCCGAACCAGTCACGCTCGAAGCCATCCTGCGAGATCGCGCTCTTGAACGTGGCGGTGCCGGAGCGCGTGCCGCCGGTGGAGCCCGCCGGGTTCCGCCGCAGCGTAGCGACGATCTTCTCGCCGTCCTCGGTGACGCCAGAAACATCGAAGGCGTCCTGGAGATCGCCCGCGCCGAGCGCGACGCGCGCTTTGGGGTAGTCGAGAAATTCCTGGGACATGCGCTATCACCCGACCTTCGCGATGTAGAGACCGATCTTGGCGAGGATCTTGAAGACCTTCGCGGGAATGAAGACGTCGACCTGGTTCGGGTCGGAGGCGTTGACGGTGACCGCGAGCGAGCCGTCGTCGACCGTCGACTGGAAGGCCACTCCGTCGATAACGCCCTTCGGCACCCAGAACGCGAGCGTGCGCTGCACGATGAACGCCTTCACGTCGCGCTCCTCGACCACTCCGGCGGGGAGATCCTCGTCTCCCTCCTGGCGGTTCTTGGCGATCTTCACCTGCCCGTCCGGGGCGATGAATTGCGCGGGCACCGCGGCGCGGAGATCCTTCGCGTAGTCGTATAGGGAGTCCGGCTCGTTGGTGTCGTAACAGCGCTTGTCCGGGTTCCCGAGCGTGTCCTGGGAATGGGTCGTGATCGACCGCATCACCATCGGGTCGCCTTGCGCCGTGTACGACAGCAGCGTGACGCCGTTCGAGAGCGCGTCGAGCGCCATCGGGTCGCTCGGCGTGTTCGCGGCCACGTCGGCGGCTCCGCGGAGGCGCTTCAGCGGCTGGAGCACGCGGTTCGCGTTGATCTCGCGTCGGCGGCGCCGCATGCGGTCGCCGAGCTCGGCCGCGGCGATCTCGCACGGCAGGGACTCGTAGTTGATGCCCAGCACGTGCTCGAGGTTCGGGTTGTTTCGGGCGACGGTGTTCGTCTTCGCCGCAGCGATCGTACCGTTCGAGCCGTACACGCATTGCTGCAGCTTCGCGCTCGAGCCGGCCTTGTACGTGTCGATGTGGGTAGCGATCTTCTGCGTGTTGCCTGTCGCGGACTGGGCATCCACGGCCGATAGGCACGGCAGGATGAAGTCGTACTCCCTGACGCTGGCCGTCTGCAGAGCAGTCGTCAGATCGACCTCCGTCGTGCCGCCCGTGAGCGTGGCCCCGCCGGCGGTGAGCGTGCCGCCCGCGCCGCTGATCGTCACAACGCGGACAGGGATGTCGTTCCCTGCCGGCCCCTTCGAGCGAGCGGTCAGGTTGATCACCCCACCCGCACCAGCGCTTGCGACAGCCGGCAGGTCGGCGGAGTTCTGGTTGATTGCCGAGACGCCGTTCGTCTTCGCGAGGGTGTTCGCGTCACCGACGTTCCAGGCGACCAGCGAGAGCACGCCACTGATGTAGACGCCGAACGTCATGTTCGACGTCGGGGTGCCGGCAAAGGTGAGCGTTTGCGTGGCCGCTGCACCCGCGGACTCCGCGCAGGCGACCAGGTCCACGAGAGCGAGAGGGTCGTTCGCGACGAGGGTCTTGTATGCGAAGTAGCCGGGGCCGCGACCGATTGCTGTTTCGACGTCCTCCGCGGAGTACACAGGGCGGAGCTCGGTGCCGATCGTGATGTTCCCCTGTCCGCTTGCCGGCGGGGAAATCATCAGACAGCGAAGCCCCGCTGCGCCCGGGCTGCTCGTTCCTCGGAGCAGGTCGACGGTGAGATACAGGCCGGGTTTCGGGTTGCTCGGATCGACTGCAAGAGGCTGCGGCATCAGCTATTCCCTTTCGGCGCGTCGGCAGTGGTCTCCTCAGCGCCCTGGACTCCGTTGGCTGCGGCGTCGCGCTCCTGCTCGAATTCGAGCCACGCGCGATAGTCCGCTTCACTGCGCTCGATCAGGTCGCCGTTCCTCAGCTGATGCTGGAGGTCTCGACCGTACCGAGCGCAGTACTCGCCGGTGAGAGCTACGACCTGCTCGAGGTCCCATACGATGCGCTCCCCCGAGGCTCGCGCCTCTTCCTCGGTCGCGCGTCGTGCACCGATGAAGCTCTGGGGAGAGTCCGACCGTGAGACGAGGCGTCCGGGAGCGGCGCTCACGAATTGTACGAACTGCGGCTCAGCCATCGCGGCGTAAGCTGGCAGCCGCGGATCCGGGTGACCCTGACCCTTTACGTCTTGGTCATTGGCACGGTGATGTCCGGCAGGTCGATCTTCGCGCTGCCCTGCTCGGTCGTCTGCTCGCGGATGCGAGTGCGCATCCAGTCGTTGAACTGAGCGTCACCCTGGAACTGCATCGACGCGATCGTGCCGACTCGAATCAGGTCAACGTAGGACGTCGGTGTGACCTTGTAGACGCGCGCCTCGAGGATCTCCGTCCCGGGGCTGTTCGACAGGCGGAGCTTGCGAGCGACAGCGCGCTGGTGCAGCCGTCCCATCACCGCGTCTCGGATGGCGTCTCCCTCGTCGCGGCGTTCGCCCTCCGTGTCGAGCCGGCTCGTGATCAGAAAGAGAGACCAGGTGTGCCGGTACAGCACCGTGTCGACTCCGGTCCGAGCGGTCCGTGGTCCAGGGCTCGAGCCCATCGAGCCGCCGAGCGGCTGCGTTGCCTCCCATGCGAGCACGAGGGCGGGTGACTCAGAGACCTGCGCGCGGAAGAGCTGCTCGACGTCGGCGCGGTCGATCTGCTTGTACAAGCGCACCTGCCGAATCGGACTCACCGCGAGGAACGCCCCCCCGGAGATTCCGGAGGCGTCCGCGGTGGCCGTCTCCTCGAGACCGCTGATCGTCGGAGCCCATCGGAACACAGTCCCGCTTTCCGAGTTGCCGATCGGTCCGCCGTGGAGAGCGGCAACGTCCACGAGCGTCCCCGCCGCGGTCACCGTCCAGCCGGCGGCGTTCGCGGCGTTCGGCTGCACGAAGGCGATGCCCGACTCGTCGAGGCTGCCGCGGATCGGCACGGCCATCGCTCCGGGCTTCAGCACCACACTCGCGCCCGTCGCCCTCACGAGCAGCTTGCCGCTGGCCGCTGGTCCCGTGAGCGGTTGGAGGGCCGCGCAGATTGCTCGAGCAACGTCGACGGTGTTCAATTCGGCTTGGGCGGCCGGTGCCAAGTGCCCGGCTCGCGGCGCTCAGAGTGCCGCGCCCGCACGACCGTGAGGCACGCCAGCCCGCCCTCGGAGATGAGAACTTGGTAGCGTCCGTCGTATTCCTCCCCGCTCAGGAGTCGCCCCTCCTGGGGCCTTCCCGTTGCCGAGACGTACACGACGCGCTGCACCGTCACGACGTGATCTCGGTGGTGATGAGCGAGGCAACCTCATCGAGCAAAGGAGACTCGAAGGGGCCGAGATCGAAGGGATTGCGTTTGGGCATGTGAACCGTGCCCTCGACGTGGAAGATCGCGTAGCTCACGCCGGCGGCGGCTTCAGCGTACGTGTCTCCCCAGGCCGGGTCGATGCCCGCGAAGAGCCCGGTATCCTGCAGGATCTTGTGGCTCGTGCCGCGGCGCGCCTTGAGGGTGGACTCGGCGAGCGGCTCCCACCCTGGACCCTCCGCCTCGAAGACGTCCTCGACGGCACTGACGAGCATCTCCGCGATGGCCGGCAGCAGCGTGTGCACCTTCTCGGACTGCTGCCGCATCTCCCTGAGGACGCGGGCAAGGTTCGACTCGACCTTCACCTCGATGTCGGCCACTGCTCAGAACCCGCCGCCGGAGCGGTTGCCGCGGGTGGACTGGTACATGAACGCGGGGGACTCGGCCGTCTGCACGCGGGGCAGGTGCGTGGTGTTCGCGCCCGCCTTCGCCTCGGCTGGGCTCCGGAGCTCCGCGTCTGCGATGTCCCGCAACATCTGCCGCGCCTTCTCGTACAGCCCCGTGTACGGCGCGCCCTGGCCGCTCCACTCAGCGCGCCCCTCGCAGCCAGCAGCAAGCACAAGCTTGCAGAACGCACCTTTCACCGCGGCGTCCTCGGCGACCAGCGTTGCGATCTGGTCTCGCGTGAAGGCCCGCAGCAGGATGGCCTCGCCCTGCCGCGAAGCCTCGTCAACGATCATGTCGAACCGCGGCCCCATCGTGACCGAGCCATCGTCCGAAAAGACGCGGCGGACATGGGCCGGGGGAAACCGGGCCTCCATGTCCGCCTGGGTGACGAGGGGAATTCCCACGTCGCGTCCTTACCGAATGAACCCGTCGCGCGCGAGCTCTTGCAGGCAGCTCGGGTCGATGCGGTGCACGTTCGCGAGCTTGCCGATGTCCCGCTGAAGCATGTCCGCGTCTCGTTGTTCGAGGTCGGTCAGTACATCACCCTTGTTCGCGCGCACGGCCGTTTTGCCGTCGGCGCCGGGCACGGTGACAGAGTCGAGCACCTGGACGCATCGGCTCGGGAGCTCCGGTAAAACCGGAACGCCATCGGTCTGAATGCGGCGCTTGACGTTAGCGAGTTCGGCCTTTGCCGATTCCGCCGTCGCCGCCGCGGTGCCGAGATCCGACTGCAGCTGGTCGTTCTCTGCCTGTAGCTTTGCGAGTTGCTGCCGCAGGAGCGCGTTCTCGTCGACGATGGGCGTCGGGTCCAGAGCGACCGGCGCCGCCGCGGAGACATCCGCGGGAGCATCCGCGGCGGTATTTTGATTGGGTTTGGCCATGCTTGTACTCCTGCAGAGGACTCAGTTGATCACGTTCTGGATGAGGCCGCCCGCGACGTTGCTCGCGAAAAACTGGTCCTCTGCATAGCCCATCTCGAACATTGTTCCGCCGTTGATGCCGCGGCCGTTCGGGATGTACTCGTTCGTTGTGACCCCGGTCCCGCTCCGCCCCTTCGTACGGAACGTGTAATGCGTCGCGATCCGGTTGCCGTCTCGCGGCACGCCCGGCTGATTCGTGACGAGAACCACATGCTTCCCGAGCACGTAGTCGAGCGCCCCAGTCGACTCGTTCAGCACCTTGCTGCCAACGATCCAGATCGTCGGCAGACCAGGTACCTTGAAGCTCTGGATCCCGCCGTCGCCCGCCATCGCCGCGGCCGCGACGTCCGCCGTCGGAGCAGCGTCGCCGAGCATCTGCCGCATGTACGCGATGACGCCCGCGTCGGAGAGGAACCAAAACGCAACATCGGGATTCATTCCGATATCCGTGACCGGCTGCGCGGAGGCTTTCAGGCGGGCCTGGAGGTCCAGGCGCGGGTTCTTCGTCGAGCCCGTGTCCCACTTGAAGTTGGTGGTGAGCGACGTGGTGTTGTTCGCGTTCCACAGGGCGGAGTTCGTCAGGTCGGTGAAGACCCGAACTTCACGCGCGAGCGCGAGTTTCCACGCGATCGTTTCGCCGAGTGCGGCTCGCACGTTGTAGAGCGCCGTCGCGTCGTTCTCCGTCTGCCAGGGTACGAAGCCTGCGAGGGCGTACTCCTGGACCTTGTACGGTACGAGCTGAGAAACGTGGTCTATCTCGTTGATCGCTCCGTTGCGGCCGCTGCGCACGTTGGCGAGTCGGAAAGCGTTCTCCAAGCTGAAGTCCCGCCGATTTCCAGCTTCCTTATCGACCGGCACTACCTTCGAGAAAATGTCGGCGCCGAATCCGAATGGAGAGTACCCACCCAGGTACGTATCGAGCTCCGTCGTCTGAACGGAGACATCGGCGGGCGTCGCCGCCATCGTGATCACCTGGCCGGCGGATCCGACTCCGGGGGCGTCCTCGACCAGACGTAGCGTCACCTGCTGATTGTTCGCCGGCTGTCCCGGGCGCAGCGCGGACAGCATATGGGGGTCGGCCGGAATGAATCGCGGCTGCGCGAGCGCGGCATTTCCCTGGAGGTATTTGGAAATCGACATGTGATTCCGTTTCGTTGGTGGTGGAAGTCGCGCTCAGCGCGAGGTGAACAACTCGACTTCGATGGGTTGCCCTGCGGCGGTCGCTGCCGTCATTGCGCGTCCTGCCTTCGTGTTCGTTGTCGTCTGCGTGACCGCTCTGCCGGTTGCATCGGGCATCACGATTGCGTGGAGTGCGACAGCGGCGCCGGATTCGACGATTGCCTTTCCGCTGGATTGGTAGCTCTGGCTCTTTCCGAGCAAGATCGTCTCGGTCGTGACTCCAAGCACGTCGTCCGTGTTCGCGCTGGAGATCGCCACGCCGTCCTGCGCGGCGCCAGGCTTGATAAAACGCTTGGGGACGATGTCGGCACCTTCGGCGACACCGACGCGGAAGCAGGACGGCTGGTCGATTACTCGGGGAGTGGGCATTGATGTGTCCTCGTGTTGCTGCGATCAGAGAGTCGGCGCGCCGCTGCGCAGGTATTGTCCGGCCTCGTGCACCTGGTCGTTGCGGCTGAGCACTTTGAACCCCGGGCGCTTGTCGCTGAGATAGGCCATAGCCTTCTCGATATCGTTGCGGCCCGGGTAAGCGTCAGCCGGGTGCGTAGAGGGGGAATGCGACGGAGCCATGAGCGGGGCCGTGGCGGAGAAATGCACGGCTCCAGTCGCCGGGCTGCCGAGCTGCGTCCCGTTGTGCCCCGCGACGATCGGCGTGGTGAGCAGTCGCTGCGCCGCGTTCAGCACCGGGTACTGCGCGCGCCATGCCGCGAGCCTCACCGGGTCGCCGGCGATGCCGATTCGTTCGCTCAGCAGGAGCGGCTTCAGCCGCTGCGACTGCGCATCGTCGAGTCGAAGGCTCGCGGCCACTTGCTCGACCTCCGCCTCGGCGTCCTTCTTGTCGTACGCGCCCAGGCGCTCGTTCGCGGCATTCAGAGCACCGAGGTACTCCTCCGCCTTCTTCGCCTTCTCGACGAGCGTTGCCGCATCCGTCAGGAGCGACTGGGTATCGCTCGAGCCGAAGAGCGCGAGCAGCTTGTCGAGTGCGTCTCCCTGCGCCGCGGACGCTTCCGCGCTCGCGAGGATCTGCGCGTCCGTCGCCCCATCGCGGAGCTTGAGGATCTTGCAGAGGGCCGACATGAGGGTGGGGCTGATGTTCGCGACGGACATGTTTTGGTCTCCGGTGGCCGGTTGGCCCTGCGGTTGAACGAGTGACAGCGCCGAAAGAATCTGACCCCCGGCGGCAATGATTTCGTCGAGCGTGGCGAGTGCGGGCACGCCGAGCAGATCGCGCAGGCAGCTCGCGATGCACTCGGCGCGGTCGTAGAGTTCGTCCTCTTCGCCTGCGGGCTGCGCGGAGAGGATCGTGCGGAGCCGCTCGAACTGCGACGCGATCTCGGACACGGACGCTTCCGGCTTCAGGCCGAAGATCTGCCGCATTCCGACGATCGCCTCTTCGGGGCTCGCCGCGGTTCCGTACACCGAGACGGAGGCGTTGACCTGCCGCGCGCGCGCTGCGATGGCCATCGGCTCCATCCCCTTGATGAACGGGTGGTTGGTGAATGCGATGCTGGTGAGCAACGCGCCGATCGGCTTGGCCGTCGTCGAGTCCTGCGCGCGGGGCCAGATCGAAACGCTGGTCCACAGGTACTCGCGTTCTTTCACCTGTTGGCGCGCTCGGTTGCCCATGGTGGTGAGCGCCCAAAGCTCTTCCGTGCCCCCGTCGGAGGCCCGGAGGTCGAGGTCAAGCGCCCACGCCGGCGCCGGAGCGCCCTCCTGCGGGATCGTCCCGCTGGTGGGGTCCATCTCGCTCGCGTGCTCGTAGTCGTAGGGGATGACCGGCTTGCACCCCCAGCCGTCCGCGCCCTGCAAATACGAGGGGTTCGCGCGGAAGTTTGCGACGACCTGCTCGAACGTGGAGCGGGTGAACTCGACGCCATCCGGATGGTCGGGGTGTCCCATCCACTTTCCAGCGCGGGCGATCTGCACCCACACCGGCTTGGGCTCGGCATCCGGCTGGACGTCGGAAAGCTTCAGCTCGCCTCGCAGGTTCGCGCTCCCGAAGAGCGGAGCCCCGAGGAGCAGTGCCCCGAACCGAATCAGCGTCCGACTTACGAGCTTCGCCACGCGGCCCAGCTTGCGGAGCTGGGCTTGCGCTGACCCGGTGCTACGGTCGCCGCATGTGGCTGTTCACCGCGTTCGGGGTTCGCGCTCCCGAAGAGCGGAGCCCCGAGGAGCGGTGCCCCGAACCGAATCAGCGTCCGACTTACGAGCTTCGCCACGCGGCCCAGCTTGCGGAGCTGGGCTTGCGCTGACCCGGTGCTACGGTCGGGGCGGCCAGGCGGCGGGCTTCGTGATCTCCGTCAGCTTGCCCTCAAGGAAGCTCGTCCGCGCTTCGAGCATGCCGATCATGCGCTCGCGGTCGAACGCCGTGAGGAACTTCCCCTCTGCCTCGACGAACTTGCGCCACCCACCGACGTCCCTCCGGAGTTCGATGATGCGCTTGATGCCACGGATCGCAGCGTCGCCCAGCTCTTCGGCGGATGTGACGCTGGCGGCCTCAGCGAGGCGCGCGTACCCGGGGTTGACGCTCGGGTCGAAGAAGGACTCCCACTCGGTGACGTTGCCGAGTGCCTCGACCGGTTTGCGCCCCGCGTTCGCGCGCGAGAGGAGCGCTCCGCCGTTGTCGATGCGGAAGAGCTTGCCGCGAGCGTCGACGACGATGTTTTCCAGCCCGAGGCCGGCCGCGTCCCAGTTGGCGGTGAGCACGTCCGCTGCGAATCCCTCGAGCGCCTTCTTCGCGAGTCCTCGAGTGAGTCCCTTGTCGGCGAGCGTCTTCGCTTTCGGAATGAGCTCACTCGCGTAGGCGAGCTTCCCGTCGCGCACGAAGGTGACGCTCTTCACAGTGCCGAGACCGAGCTTCGCGTAGATCTTGTTGGCGATGTGCTCGCCGGCCGCCTGCGCAGGGTCGTCGTAGAACTTGACGTAGCGCTTCTTGCCGTCCAGTCCTTCATACACCCCGCCCGGGTTGCTGCCGGTTGCATCGGAGATCTTCTTCGCGAGAACGTTCTCCGCGCTCGCGACCGCTGGCTTGGGCGTCGGTGGAGGGGGAGGCAACACCGCGGGCGGCGGTGGAGGGGGAGGCTTCGGCCCCTCGAAGGGTATCGACACGGGCAGAGCACCAGGGCCCACCTGCGGGGCGGCCGGCGGGGGCGGAGCGGGCGGCGCCTGTTGCGCGCTGTCGTTCGCAGGCTTCGCCGGCGGCGTCTGCAGCGACGGCGGTACCGTCGGCAGCACCCGCGTGCCCGAGTCGAAGTCCGGATCCGGGAGCCCCTGCGGCTCGGGACCGATCGGCGCCTTGTGCTGGTCGATCCAGCGCTGCGAGCGCGCGACGACGCGGCACCGGCAGTTGTACCCGAACGGCGGATAGGCGCGCTTCCAGAACGGGTGATTCGCCGGGAGGATCACACCGTGCGCTCGCTTGTGCGCGGGGCGAGCTCTCGAGTCGTCGACGCCACGGATCTGCCAGTACGGCATGAGCGCGACGACGGCCGGCGACGTCATCTGCGCGTGCCGGCCCGTGGCATACGCGCTCGCGACGTTCGTTCTGTAGATCGTCTCGACGTGGCTCGGATTCGACGGCGTCCAGCCCGCGGACTCGAGGCGCTCCCGGACGAACTTCTCGAACTCGCGCAGGTTCGGGCCCTCGTAGACCCACCCCGTCTCGGGATCCTTCTGCGTCCGCCCCTGGCTGCCCTGCAGCTGACGAATGAGCTCGGCGTGTGCCGTGTCGAGTAGTTCCTGCTTTGCGAGCCCGGCGACCGTGAAGGCCTTCCGTTTCGCCTCGCGCTCGAGCAGGTCGAAGGCCGCCCGGGGCATCACCTCGCGCTTGCGGAACTCCGCAATCGCTTCGGCGAAGGGGAGGTGACCGAACGCTCCAGCCGTGTCCGTTCCGGTCGCCGCGAACTTCGCGATCTCGACCTCGTCCTCGTGCTGGACCTCCCAATCCACGTCCAGGATGCCGAGCATCAGGCTGCGTAGGATCTGCTCCTCGACGACCTTCGCGAAGGCGTGCGTGTCGAAGCGCTCACCCGCCGCAGCGATGGCCCCGCGGATCCCGGCCTCCGTGTCGCGGCCCGAGCATGCGTCCGCAATCTGCTGCGCCCACCGCTTGGTAATCTCGGCGCCGCTCGCGACGCCAGCGTCGACCAGGTGCTCGGGGGAGCCGTTCACCGTCGCGGGCTGTGCCGCGCAACACACGTGGTCGCCGTACGTCTCGCGGGCGGCGAGGCAGACTAGGAACTGCCCGAACTCCTCGAGAGCAAGTCGAGCAGTCTTGCGGCCCTCGCCAAGACTAAAGGGTCGTGGGCGCCACCACGGAGCGTCGACGGATCGCCGGTGGCCTGGCCGCCCTGGCCCAGCGGAGAGCCGCCCCCACCGCCGCTTGAGTTATCACTGGGTGAGGGACTTCCCGGATCTTGCGCATTGGGTGAGGGACTTCCGGGGAGCTCTGGGGCCGCCTGCGGCGGCTGCTTGATGACGCGATCGGTAGGCCCCGGCTTCGTCCACCCGGTGCGCTCGTATACCTCGTCCTCGACGAGCGGGAGGCCGAGCGCGAGCGTCTTCGTTGCGACGTCGGCCTCCACGCCGCGGTTGCGCGGGAGCTCGTAGCGGATCTCGATGCGCGGGCAGTGGTCTAGGTACTCCGGGCCCTCGTTCAGTACGATGATGTCTGCGGCGAGTTGCTCGGTGAGCAGGTCGGAGAGGTTCCAGCCGTCGGCCTCGACGACGCTGCCCTGTTCCTCCTGCCCCACCTCGTCGCCGGTGGAACCGAGCGCGCCCGGCTTCGCGTCGGTGGTTCGCGTGGTGCCGAGTACCAGCTTCGAGATCTGATCATCCGCGTCCATCCCTGCGTCGCGGTGGTTCTGCCCGCTGCGGTCACCGGGAACGCTCGTCTCGACTTTCACGCCGGGGGGCATGACAGCGGTGGAGCTCCCGCCCATGCCGTCGATGACCTCGCCGGCCCTGTCGAGAGCGTCGGGCTGCACCGCCGGGTTGTCCGTGTAGGCGATGCGCCACGGCTTCCCGAACACCTCGAGCAGCACCATGCGCTCACGCCAGCTGAAGCGCTTGTGAAAGCTCCAGTACAGGCAGCGCGGCCCGAAGCCCTCGCGCTCCGGCGTCTCGTTGAACAACTGCGGAGTGAAGCAGATGAACTTCAGCGGCACTTCGGCGAGGTCCAGGCCAACCGGGGAGAACCCCGTGCCGTCGAAGACCCCGTCTCTGACCCGTAACTCACGTTGCGGACCGAAGGACAATCGCCGCGGCTGGATCCAGTTGAGTCTGTCGACGCGCCAGCGGACGTTACCCGCGGGGTTCTCCCGCCATACCTTCTCGAGCGCTGCTCGGCCGTGGAGATGGCCCCAGTTCAGCCGGAGAATCGACTGTTTCAGGTTCGGGATCCACGCGAGCTGCTGACGTACCATGTCCGCGTAGCGAGTCGCGCGGGGCTCGTCGATCCCGTCGCCCTTCGCGGGCACCACGGTGATCTTTGCGGATGCGAGAGACCGGAACCGCTTGCCTGTCGCCCCAGCATAATGCGTGTCGATGAACAGCGTCTCATTGCTGAGGTCTGTCAGGTCCCGCATGAACCCGAGATTTGCGGATACGAGTACCTGCTCGATTGTTGCCGGTGTGAGCGCGCGACCGAAGTACCGGCGGTACTGCTCCATCTCCGGCACGCCATTGAGCATCGTGGCCTGAAGATCGTCACGGAACTCTGAGGATCTGAACCACCAGCGGCCGTCGCCCGTTCGATAGCCCTGGACTCTGCGCGACGACATCAGCGCTGCTTCTGCCACGGCCACCGCAACCCTGACCGGACGCGCGGGGGCTCAGGGGGCACCAGGGTGGCCTGCCTCTCGAGCTCCGCCGCTTGCCGATCGAGATCTGACGCAAGCGCCTCAACCTGTGTGCACCAGGTCTCCGTCACGGACTCTACGAGAGCGGCCCTAAGGCGTGCCCGGAATCCCGCCGGTTGCGCTCTCGCAGTAGCCGCGACGCCGCGCAGATGCGCGGCCAGAGCGCGTGCGGCATGGACCTGCCCAGCGATCCAGCCGGCGCGGTAGTCAGGCGTTCGAGCTTCTTGCACGCCGCGAGCTTCCACTGCTCCGAACCGCGTGACCCGCCACCGGATACGCGCGTCATGTGTTCACGCGTGAACGAACGACGCGTATTTCTAAGGCAGAACCGCGCACCAGTGCGGGCCGGGGCGCTCGCTGGATTACGGGACGTTCGGCGAGCCGTCCTGTCGGTAGTCCTGTGGGTACTCCGCGGCGTCCTGTCGCCGCGCCCGCTCAAGCGCCTCCGCCGGGTCTTCGGAGCCAAACTCGGCACGCAGGATCCTGCGGAGGACAGCGTCGGGGTGAATCTCGTCGAGCGAGGCGATCGGCGGGAGCTTTCGGGCTTTCCTGCACTGATTGACGTGCTCGAGCGAGCCGACCGGAGCCGCGGCATCCGCGTCGAGCACCATCTCGTGCATATGCTCGATGCGGAACACCAGGTCCCCGAACGGCACGAACTCGCGGTGCGTGATGTCCGGATTCTTCGTGTCGAACGGGTCCTCGTCGACCCGATCGCTGGTCATATCGATCGGCACATCGGCGGTCGGCAGTGAAGCCAAGATCGCTTGCGCCTGCACGAGCATCATCGGGTCGAAGGAGACCACGCGATATACGGCGCCCTTCGGCGCTCCGTCCTGCGCCCAGTGCAACCAGCATATCTGCCGAGCGTCCTCGAGCACATCGAATCCCGACTCGTCGTCGCTCGGCACGACAGCGACGAACCCGAGTGCCGACTTGACCTCTGCGATGAAGCGTCTCCGGACGTCCGGGTGTGCCATCAGTTGTATGCCTTCCTGACCGAAGTCTTGCACGACACCGCGCTCGCGTCGACAGTGCCGCCGCTGCCGTTGTAGCACCGCCAAGTCACCGTGTTCGCCGCCGTGACGTATGCATCGAAGATGAGTCCGGCCGGCGCCGAAGCCACCGCCTTGTCGACGTAATCCCCCGTGGCCGCCCCAGTGATCGTGACGGTCGCCGTCGCCACTGCACCCGCCGCGAGAGCCGCGCCGAAGTTCAGCGCCGACGTGTTGGAGGCGAACGGGATTGTCGGGCCTTCGGTCCAAGTCAGGTTGTTCGAGCCGTCGATCGACGTGACGACGGCGCACATCGATTGTCCAGCGGCCGCATCCGTGTACCACCAGATGGAACCGACCGTCCACACGCCTGGCGAGTCGTTCAGCGTCGCGATCGTCGTGCTCGTCGTCGTCGGGCGCGACGCGCGGAGACCCCATTGGGCTCGTTTCGGCGCTGCTGTCGTGCCCACGGCGATCCCGCGGCGCAGCATTATGTGGCCAGGGCCGAGCGGGAAGTTCGGGCCGGTCAACGTCCACGCCATTCCCAGCGAGGAGCCGCTGTAGCTCATCGCGTATTCGTTGGAAAAGCCGCTGAACACACCGAATTGGTATCCAGCGTCCCC